GGCAGGACGTCGGGTTCTTCATGGAACAGCACGCCCACGGCAGTTTCGAAAGGTCCACCAAGGGCGGGTCGGGCCGGAAACTGCCGCTCCTGTTGTTTCATGACAACAGGACGTTCCCGGTCGGTCACGCCGAGAAATGGTCCCATGACAGTGGTGGCCTGGACGGCGTGTGGCGACTGAACGACAGCGTCGAGGCGCAGCGGGCCGCCAAAGACGCCGAGGCCGGCGATCTGACCGGCCTGTCGATCGGGTTCCAGCCGGTTCGCACCGACCGCCAATACGTGGAGGATTGGGATCCCGAGCTCGGCCCCGACCACAAGGACCGTTACACCCGCCTCGAATCGAGGCTGCTCGAAGTGTCGCTGACACCGACCCCGGCGTTCGCGGACGCCGAGGTCACCATGGTCCGCACCCAGTTCGATTTGCAGCAACGCTCCGCGCTGGTCGTGTCCCGGCCGCTCGAGGTGGATCGCTGGCGGGAGGAGATCGACACGCTACGATCCCGGTAGCGAAGTCCGCGGCCAGCCCCGCCCCGTCGCCCGGCACCGGCCCGGCCGATCTTCTCGGCCACCCGGGATAGCCACCGTTCGGGACACGCCGGCGCCTTGCACCTGAGCGCCCGTAAGTGTCACATCCCGACGCGGAGGTAACCGGAACAATGTCGAACGCCGTACTCGAATCGTTCAAAGCCCAAAGGGCCGAACAAATAGCGACGATGGACGCCATCCTGGCCCAGGTCGAAGGCCGCGACCTCGTCGACGCCGAACGCGGCCTGCTCGAAGCGGCCAGAGGTCGGATCGCCGCTCTCGACGAGCAGATCAAACCTTTGGAGGATTTCGAAGCGCTCCGGGCCGCGCACGCCCAGACGGCGTCCAGCCTGGTCCCTGACCGGATTCCGGCCGTGCCTCGCCGACTGGAAGGCGACCCCCGGCCGCCGATCTACCGGTCGGCGGGCGAGTTCATGACCGACTATCTGCGCGCCCACGGAATCATGGAACGCGGCGTCCGCGACGAGCAGGCCGCAGCCCGGATCACCCAAACCCGGGTCGTCGCCGACCAGAAAACGACCGACACCACCGGTATCCTGCCCACCCCGATTGTCGGCCAGGTCGTCTCGCTGATCGACGCCAACCGGCCGTTCATTTCCAGTCTGGGCGGCGCCAAAGCCATGGGTCCCATCCCCGGGGCCACGTTCTCGAGGCCGAAGGTCACCCAGCACACCACGGTCGGCCAGCAGACCGCCGGCGCCAACGAAAAAACGCAGCTGGCCTCCCAGAAGATGACCATCGCCCCGGTCACTTTCACCAAAACCACCTATGGCGGCACCGTCGACATATCGAGGCAGGACATCGACTGGACGTCGCCGGGCGCCTGGGACATTTTGGTCCGCGACCTGGCCCAGGTGTACGCCGTGCAAACCGAGACGGCCGCCGCCGCCGCGTTCAAGGCGGCCGCCACCGCCACCGCCGTCACCGTAGCCACCAACGATTTGAAAGGCTGGTCGCTGGCCATCTACACGGCGGCCATGCACGCCTACCAGGCCGGTTTTCTGATGCCCGACCGGATCTGGTGCAGCCTGGACGTGTGGGCCGCGCTCGGCTCATTGGTGGACGTGGCCCGGGTGGTCATCCCCACCAACACCGTCGACGAGATGGGCGCGCCCGGCACGTCGAACCTGGCCGACTTCAGGGGCGACCTCTTCGGTGTCCCCCGGGTGGTCGTGCCCACCTTCGCGGCCGGCACCTGCATTATCGGCAACTCCGGCCTGTTCGAAGTGTACGAGGAGGTCATCGGCCTCCTGTCGGTGGTCGAGCCGTCGATCCTGGGCGTGCAGGTGGCCTACGGCGGCTATGTGGCCTGGGGGGCGTTGCAAGGCTCGGCGCTGGTGCCGTTGACCATGCCGGCCGGCATGCCGACCATCCTCGAAACCGAGACCGGACCGGAAGGCGACACGCCCGAGGCCGAGTCCGAATCCGAGCCGGGTGGGCGGGCCACCAAGGCGAAGTGACCTGGACGCTGGTCACCCGCACCGGCAGCTGGGGGCACTACGTGAGTAGCGCCCCCGGCACCGACATGGCCACCTTGAAACCGGGTGACTGGAAGGTCATGTCCGACCAGGCCTATATCCGCAAGGACAACATCGGCACCATCGCCGGCATCAACCCCAACATTGACGCCGTCTCACCGAAACCGGGCACGGCCGGCGCCACCTTCGCGGCGGTCGTCACCGGCACCAGTTTCACCGGTGCCACCGCCGTCACCTATGGCGGCACGGCCTGCACCGCCATCACCGTCACCGGGTCGACCCAGATCAACTGCACGTTCCCGTCGAAGACGGCCGGCTCCTACCCGGTGGTGGTCACCACCCCGGTGGGCACCTCCAAACAGCACATGTACCCGGTGCAGTGATGGACGTCTGGGAGGTCATGGCCCACGAGGTGGAGTTGCCGATCAGCCCCGACCAGCCCATCTTTTTGCCGGCCGGCTGGGAGCCGATCGGCACCCTGGCCCGCCAGGCCAACACGGCGGTGGTGTTCTGCCGCCGCCAGTCCGATCTGCCCACCCTGCCGCCGTCCGGGCCGCCGGTGCTCGATTCGCTCACCCCGAACACCCTGCCCGCCGGCGGCACCCCGGCCACCATCGACGTGGCCGGCTCGAACTTCGAGTCGACCTGCGAGATCAACGTCGACGGTTCTCCCCGGGGCACGTTCTTCCTGTCCGACACCCATTTGCAGTACACGGCCCGACCCGACCTGGCCACCTCCGGGCAGACATCCCAGATCACCGTCGTCGGCGCCGGCGGCACCTCCGACCCGCTCCCCTTCACCTACACCTGATGGCGTACTGGCCGAAACTGCAAGAGGTCCGGTCGGTGTTGCGTTTACAGCCGGACCCGGTCGAGGACGGCATCATCACCACCGCCCTGGTGGCCGCCATCGACTACGGCAACCGCCGTTTGAACTACCGGTTCCCGGTGCCGCCATTCGATGACGGCAGTTTGCCGGACGCCGCCCACGAAGCCTGCCTGTTTCATGCCGCCCGCCTCTACCGCCGCCGTGACTCGGTGGACGGGACCATCAGCTGGGGGGACCTCGGCGCCATCCGGGTCGGGCGGACCGACCCCGATGTCGAAGCCCTGTACGCGGTGTGCGGGCCGATGGTGTTCGGATGAGCTTCGACCGCCAAGCCATGGCCGACGCCCTCGTCGGCGCCCTCTCGACGGCGTTGGGGGAGACGGCCATGGTGTTCGGTTCGCCGCCGTCGACGTTCAACCCGCCCGCCGTCGTCATAGGTTTTCCGACCACGGTGGTGTTGCACTCGCCGGCGTTCGCGGTGGACACCTGCACGGTCCCGGTGTTGTGTACGGCCGGGGTGGCCGACACCACCGGCCTCGACCAGCTGATGAGCACCGTGTCGGCCTGTCTGGACGTGACCGGCAGTTTCCCGCCCGATGTGATCGTTCTGGGCCCGTCGGAATGGCGGAACTGGCGGATCCTGACGGTGGCCGGGATCGACATGCTGGCCGCCGACATCGTCACCGAAATCCGAATGTAAGGAGAAAACTGTTGTCCGACACCGATGTGGAACTGTTCGACGAGATCAACCCTCTGGCCGACCCGCTCCCGCCGACGGCCACCCCGGTCATGATGACCGACACCTATGTCGAAGCGAATGGCAGCAACCTGAAATGTTTGTGCGAAGAAGTCAGCCTGGAGGCCGAGAACAAACCTATAGAGGTGATCACGTTTTGTGGTGTGCAGGACTATCCCGGCCCGGTGAAATGGCATTTCAAAGCCAAATTCGTGCAAGCCTTCGACGCCGGCGCCACCGACGCCACCCTGTCCACCGCCCTCACCAACTATCAGACATCGGGGACGCCGATGCCGTTCAAGGTCCGCCCGTACGCGTCCCGGGTGGTGTCGGCCACCAACCCGCAATATTCGGGTTTCGCCATACCCCAGCCGTACACCGTGTTCGGTGGTGCGGCCGGGGCCGCCTCCGAAGTGGACATCGACTGGATCATGACCGCACCGCCGACCAAAACCACCGCCGGCGTGACCGCTACCGGGGCTACCGCCGGGGCGCCCGGCTATTTCACGCCGACCGGGGCCACCACCCCGGCCAACCTGGCCGCCCTATCGGGGATCACCGCCAGCCCGGCCACAGCGTGGACGACCGGACAATACGTGGTGACCGCCGACCTGCTGGCCGCGAACTGGACCGGTAGCGCCTGGGCGGCCGGCATCCACGCCTGATGGCCGAACCGGTCGTCACCGTGGTGGGCGCCAAAGCGTTACGCCGCGACATC